GTTACCGTTGCCGTCTACACACTGAATGTCTACGCCATGCTGTGCGCCCTTCTGGATGTCAAGCGGATCAGATGCTCCTAACCCGTCAGCCTTGACTTCATAAGGCCCCATGCGTACCAGAGCGGCAGAGGTGATAGGCGTTAGTAAGTCTGCGCTGATGTAGTCTGTCCCGTTGTGAAGCAGTGCGCCTTCAAGCTCATCTGCCGCCGCAGTACTACCGCTGATAGATGCCACGTTACTATTCTGGATAGCATAACCAATCGAACCAGCGGTTGCATAGGATGTGCCAACTGCATCAAGAACAGCCGAGGCAGTCTGCGCTTCAGTCAAGCCACCAGAGGATAGTTTGACCGTCATCACCGCACCGTTAGTACCGCTTGCACCACGCACCACGATAGTGACATCATCAGCACCAGCAGCCAGTGCAGCATCGGGAAGGTCTAAGCGGTACACGCCCGGCATATTGGTAGCGTCAACCTCGGCAAAGCCGCCAGATGTCCACGCCTGCGCGATTGTACGGGCTACTAGAGGGATGCTTACAGATGCAGTCCTTGTGCGGTTGTATCGGGCTGATAGACCGCTTGTGGAGGCTGTCAGACCTGTAGCACCAAGGTAGAGCTCGATTGACTGGGATGTTGAGCCGGGAGCGATTGTGATTGTAGATGCGTTGCGCTCATTACCACCGTTGTACTGGATGTTCGTCGGGTTGCTTGTGATGACTCGGTAAGTACCAAAACCTGCATCTGGTCCAGTGCCTGTCCACGTTACGCCGTAGAAGTCAGTAGCCGGTGCGCCCGTTGCAGTACCAAAGGACTTATTCGGGCTGTCTGCATAACTCGTACCCGGTTGGAGGTTGTTTAGACCGAACAGGAGGCTCTCGAAAGAGTCAACGCCAAAGACTCCAGCACTTGAACTTGTGACCGATGTCGGTATATTAGTAACATCAGTACCGCAACTTACAAACCGATTGTAAGTTTGCGAACCACTGACCGATGATGTGCCTTTAATGCCGATGGCACATCGTTTGAATATACTGTTTTTGATTGTCAAAAATGCATTTGCAGACCCACCAGATTGTTCTATTCCACCCGTAGTATTTACAAATGTGCAGTTTGTGACTGCTGCTGTAATTGAATAGAGCAACGCTTTGTCACTACTTCCGCCATCAAAATAGCAGTTTCTGATTACTGTAGTGTCAGATGCTTGAGAAGCTCCAGTTATATAAAAGGCATACGCAGTAGATGGGCCAAAATAACATTTGTCAAATGTTGCATCCAATGGTGTAGACGCTGTTGCTGTTAACCTGACTTGACCACCAGAATTCAAAGATGGAGCATTTTCGGTGCGAAATATACAACTTGTAAACTTTATGTATCTAGAAGTGAAAAATTCAATACCACTAGTAGTTGCTGTATGGGCTGTCTCAAAAACTATGTTACTAAATGAATAATAGTTTTTTGATGTTGCCGAAATCAAGAAGGTGTTGTTATTTACAACCGCAGTACCTGCGGCGTTGTATGCCGACAGTTTGACTACTCCAGCATTCACACCGGGAAACTGTGATGCTGTAGGATTGCCAATAATCTGAACTTCGCTGGTTGGACTAGTAGCAAGTACATTGATGCTCTCGGTATAAGTACCCGGAGCGATGTAAACGATGTCACCACCTGTTACAACAGACCCAGATGCAAACACTTTGCCTATTGTCTGCCACGCTTGCGTAGTGGCAGGACCTGTGCCAGTATTGGAGTTGTTACCATCCGGTCTTACATAGTAAGTAGCCATTATTCAGCAGTCCCCGCCACGATTTCTTGAGCCATAATCACTGAAAACTGAGTGCTGTAGTTCTGTTGAAAGACAGCATCCTGTGTAACCCACCAACCAAATACACTCGTCCCATCAGGCCCGAAAGTACCGAGCAGTTTTCCGTTGTTGTCATAGATGTCACCGAACACAATCCAGTCACCGGGACTCAACGGATTAGGCTCCAGCCTGTAGTTTTGCAGGTTCATTTGCCCACCTTCAGCGCATTGATTCCCGTACCCTTGAAAGGCATCGTGAGGAAGCCCAGCGCAGCACTCATCGCAGCGGTGACACCAGCCGCTACAGCCTTACTTCCGTACAGTGCCATCACTGCGCCAAGCTCGGCGATGTCCTTGGCTTCAGCAGTACGAACGCCATCACCAAAGACCGTGCTAAAGGACGCGACAAAGGCGATCAAGACAACCACGACCAGCCTACTGATACTTATTCCGTTCATCGTTTCGCCTCCAGTTTGGTGATGCTTGTACGCATCTCACCTGTTACAGTTTCAAGCCTACCAATACGCTCACCGTGGTCTTCAATTTTAGCGGTGTCAACGGCTCCACGTTTGTCCATGCGATGCAAAAACTTGATGATGTAGGCAAGCAGACTAATAATCCCAGTTACTGCCGCTAAACCTATGGTTGTCCATTCTGATGCGCCCATTATGCCACCCGCTCCACTAGTCCACAGTGCTGTACCAATAATTCAGATTGCCCAAAGTCAGTACCAATGACATCAAAGTATCTGGAATCATCACCGACTAGGTAGACCCGGTCTTGAGGCATGACATCAGCTGCAACGGCCACTATGAGTGTCCATTGCGCTGATGGCTGTATCGCCCCACCAACTATAGATTCTGTGTCGCTTTGGTTGGTAACCCGTGCAGGATATTCGGCAACCTTGCGCCATGTCTCAGTAGCACCGCCGCGACCATCTTCGGTGAGCGTGAAGCGGTGAACCTCTACACGGTCTTGGCAAAGGTTACGAACCATGCCTGCCTGTATGGTCTGACGTAGAAGCGGGCTCATACAACCACCAATGGGCGATACTTATCAGCCATCTCTAGGCAGTGGCTTTTGAGTTGACTTAGCTTGACATCGGATGCGCCTTCTTTAGCATCGATTTCAGCAACCACACGGGATGCTTTGACCATCCACATCTGACGGGCTACGGTTCGGACATCGTATCTTTCAACATTGATACTGCCCATGTCTACCCAAGTCAGTACCGGATCGGATGTCCCGTCTTGGATTGACCAGCCTTTGTATTGTGCCGCTGGATAGGCTGGAAACTCTGGTTGTGTGCTGGATGAAGTACCAGCCACCCGTGCCTCATAAACCCGCCCATTGGGCGTTGTAGGCACTACACGGTCACCGACAGCGTAAGTGGTTGCCGCTGTCCATGTGCTGAAGCGGGAGTAGATGTCTAACGCACTACCAATCTCGGTAGTGGAGAGCTGTGGGTAGGATGTGGCATCGCAGAAAAGACTAACTTGCGCGATTGCCTCGGCTCTGGTCATCATGCGCTAAGTATCCCACATAGGGTCTTTGACCCTGACCACGCAGTAAAAACAAAAACCCCCGGCACGTCTGCCGAGGGCTTGATTGAGGGGGCTACGCTATTAGGAAGCGTTGCTTGTTGCGAGAACGATGAGCGAACCAGGTACACGGGCAGATGCCGTACCGGAAACGTTTCCAACGTCATGCGCGTTGAAAGCGAACCGCTCGGTTGCCTTGTAGGTCAAAGCATCTTCCACGAACTTGACTTGGTCACTGACCTCTACGGTCATTGCACGACGGTCACCAAAAGCAACACCCTTTGTCAGGTCGCCAAGGATTGCAACAGGGGTTGTTGCAGCTGGGCTTTTTGGCATATTCTGAACCCACTCGATCGGATAACCGAACAGGGTAGGTGCTTGGGTGTAAGCGTTCTGGATGTCGAGGATGGCGTTTCCACCAAGAGCAATGAGCTTATCAGCCACGCCATTGAAGAACAGGTCTTTGTGCATATACCACTTGGCGTTGTCTGCGTAGGTAGGCAACTTTGCGACCATGCTCTGGAAGTTTGCAAGCGTGAAGTTGGAGAAGTTAGCACCGGAAAGTGCTGCACCAACAACAACACCAGCAATGTTAGCCTTGGTTGCGTTCAGACCATAGACAGCCTGAAGGATACCTGTGATGGAACCGTATGTACCGGAACCATCACCGTTGAAACAGGCATTGTCCTCTTCCTTAGCGATGGCGTAAGCCATGTCACGGGCAAGAGCAGCACCAAGGTCGATAACCGTATCTTCGCCAAGTTCCTTGGATGCAATCGTAAGGACTGCAAGTTTCTTAGCGGAGAGGGATACCTGACCAAAGGTGATGTCAGATGCTGTGATTGCGGTTGCTTCCGATGCATAGTACACAGTTGTGGACGCAGTAGCGGAAGGAACCAAGAGCGTGTCCGAGGACATCGGGTAGATGCGGCTATTG